TGCAGAAAGGTATAAGCTTTTATTATACTCTGGTGAATTACATATACGTTACAAAATCCAGAATGCTTTCTGAGGGATCCTATGATATAAAAAATATGCTTTTCAATATTGCTTTGATGTTTAATGGTCGTAGAACCACTGAAAAAAGTTTACACAACTTGAGATATCCCTTGGCTAACACATTTGGGGATTACTCTGCTATAAGTGAAGTGTTACCTGAGTTGATGATTGATTGGAAAGATCATTTCCAGAAAGCATTGAATTTGGGTTTCCTGGACAATTATTTATCTTATTACCACAGTATCAAAGAGAAGAAATCATTGAGGCACCCATTTTTAGGTTTTGAAGTTAATGGTGATACTGCATTTACAAACATGATTTATTCAACGTACTTGATGCCTAAATGTCCCACTAGTCAGGTTATCTCACAGACAAAGAATCTAGAAGGTATGATGAAAATACACAAAGAATACTACGACACATTAAACCTAGATATCAATGACAGTGACCATATAAGAAACATGGATAAGTTTGATGACTTGAAACATGTAAATTCCAATTTTTATTTCAACAAAGAAAGTTCTTATGCTGCAGGTATATGTATGGCTGATTATTTCAAAGCTCACGGTCTTGACAATGAAATATTTTCTGCTTGGAGCAATTCTTTAAGCAAATCATGGGTCACTATTGCCAATTCTTCTGGTTTAAGAGACAAAGGGAAAACCTTTTTTGGACAGAAAGGCCATTATGTGGTAGCAGAACACATCTTAGAAAATTATGATTTCTCAAAAGTGGTAGACCAACTTGGAAGCATTGAAGATAAAGATATATCTAAAAAAATCAACAGTTTTAAAAGCATGGATATTAGCTATTATGACAAAATAACTGAAATGAGCAAATTTCAGCCTAAATTTCATGTTGTTGATAAATGGCAAAGAGGAGGTGACAGGGAAATTTATGTGATGGATCTTGAAACAAAGACTTTTCAACAGCCTTTGGAAAATTTCTTTTCTCAGATCTGTAGTTTTGTTGAAAATGAATACATTAGTGTACCAAGTAACAAGAGGTTGGGGAAAATTCATTCATCACTTTTTGAAAGACCTGAAATACCTGGTGAAATATATTATAATGCCACCCTAGATTGTAAAAAATGGGCACCTCAATCTAATACAAACAAATATTTGTATTTCATTTTAGGAATGAGTAAAGTGCTGCCCGACAGTTTTTTAAAATATTTTTTGTACTTTTTTCAAATGTATCAGCACAAGAGGATTTATCCGTCACCCAAAGCTTTTGAAAATTTCAAAAAC